ATTAGGAGCGTCAAATGAACGTCCAGAGTAGACAGATAGGGAGTGATGTTTTGGCCATGCTTAGTGCATCTTCTTCCATTGCCGCTTGGCAGGAACAGCTTGATTGGGCCCTCCGCATCCTAGCCTCCCTCTTAGCCATTGCAGCAGGTGTCTATTCCATTGTGGTACGCTATCGGAGAACTAAGCGATGAATCCGCGAGACCTCCCGTGTAACAAACCCCGCAGAGACGTACAGGGCGGGAAGAAGTCAGTTGTCAGGGCGTGTCAGAACGGCAAGTCCAAGGTGATACGTTTTGGCGACGCCAACATGACCATCAAGAAGTCTAGTCCTGAGCGCAAGAAGTCCTATTGCGCTAGGTCTGGTGGAATTAAGGGTACTGGCAACAAGCTAAGTGCCAACTACTGGAGCCGCAGGGCTTGGGGGTGTTAATTCTATGAGCAAAACCGGCGAGAAGTATAAGTCCAAGAAGCAGATGATGCGCCATGAGCGTTCCGAGAGCAAGAAGGAGCGCATGATGGAGTATGGCGAGAAGATGAAGAACAATGGCTGCTGCCATCGAAAGGGCTGCAAATAATGCCTCTTACTAAAAAGGGTAAGAAGATTATGGCCGCGATGAAGGCGGAATACGGCCCCAAAAAGGGCAAGGAAGTCTTCTACGCTAGCCAGAACAAAGGGACCATCAAAGGAACGCATTTTGCCCGTAAGGGAGTGAAGTAGTTCTGGTAGAATGGGCGTATGCCTCGCTACGCCTCATTTGGTCGGCTGGACAGTCAGTTGGTAGATGACGGGGACACGGCTTTCGTCCGTGTCAATCAACGTCTGCGTCCCGACCAGCTTAAGTCTGGGGAAGTGGCTGTAAGCCAGAATGGACGGATGGACATAGACGGGTCTTGGCAGACCCGCAAGGGGTATAGGAATGTCTTTGCTAACATTGCAGCAGGAGGGAGCGCACCAGTACTTCCAATCACGCTTCCGTTCAATCTTGCGGATGGAGCGGTTAATGCCGTCTACGGAACCGCCCTCTATTCCGATCCTGTCAGTAATTCTACGGAGTACATTGTCCTAGCGACCAATAGCTCAGCCAAGCTGGTTAATACATCCACTCTGGCATCTACAACCATCAACTATCCCGCTGGTCAGACGGTTGATGCGGTGTGCACGGTTTTACAGGCTTTTGAAAATCTGTTCATCTTTAGGGACGGTCAGGTGGCATTGGAATGGCATGGATTTGTTCCTACGATTGTTTCCGCAAGACGTCAGGGCAACGAAGCTCGCATCACGGTAGCCAGCCATCACCATCTTGAGGCAGGAGACACAATTACTGTGTCTGGAATTACGGGCTACACGGGGACCAATCCCAATGGCACTTTTACGGTAAAGAATGTTCTCCCCAACGAAATCCACTACGACAATAACGGAAGCAATGAGACGGGATGGGGAGTTGCCAATGCCTCCATTAGCAACGCTTTTGAGCTAGCTAAGCGCGGAGCTTACACCCAACCATTAGTCTACGACGACAATCAGAACACCGACATTCTGAATGGCATCGTTACGGTGACGGCTACCGCCCATGATGTTGTGGTTGGCGATTTGGTGATGGTGAGTGATCGCGGCAACACCGATCTCAATCCTCTTACGGAGTATCGGGTTTACGAGACGACTGCCAACACCTTCCTTTTCAAGGCGGATGCTGGGGACATAACCGACGCTACGATTGCGGTGGGCAAGCGTCAGTCCATTGGACTTGGGTTCACCCATATGCCTACCCCTCCGTGGGCCATCTACCATCAGCGTAGGTTGTGGATGCCGTTCAACTACACGATGGCAGGAACTACGGGAAGTCCTGTCATCACCTCCCGCAATACGAAGGATGAGCTCATTGCCTCCGACATTCTGGACGAGAACACCTACGACCAGATTCAGAACCAGTTCAAGATTGCTTCAGGAGGTGCGGATTTTATCGTTGGCCTACAGCCCTTCGCTGAGGATGCTCTGGTAGTCTTTGCCCGCAACTCCATCCATCTCATCCGTGGGGTTGGGGCGGATTTGGGTAATACGTCTGTTCAGGAAATCACCCGCGAGGTTGGATGCGTTGCTCGCAGGTCGATTGTTCAGGTTGGCAATCAGGTGTTCTTCCTGTCTGACAATGGTGTTTACGGGGTGGCGTTTGAAGACCTTTACAACCTGCGCGGAGCCACCACTCCCCTGTCTGAGCCAATCAACCCTCTGATGGCTCGCATTAACAAGTCTTATGCTGCTAATGCGGTTGGGGTCTATCACGACAATCGCTACTACCTTGCGGTGCCGTTGGATAGCTCAACGGTGAATAACGCCATTCTGGTGTACAACTTTTTGAATCAGGGCTGGGAGTCCATTGATTTGATTAGCTCTCAGGGATGGAACATCATTGGGTTTGTCCGTTCTGGGGCTGGCACCACCAACCGTCTCCATGTCGTCAGCAAGGAAGGCGGCATCCACATGATTGACGAGCAGGTTGCTACTGGTCAGAACGACTATCAGGACTACCTGTGTCTTGGCATCGGAGCATCTGCCGCCTATCAGGACATCAACTCCATCCTAACGACCCGTCAGTACACCTATTCGACGATGGATAGGAAACGGTTTAACTCATACGAGTTGCACGTTGAGAGTGCGTCTAATGTCCAGTCTAACGCCAATCTTTCGCTTGAGGTTGAAAATCCAGACTCAACGATAGACCTTTCCAGCGTGTACGACATTTACGGACAGAATGTTCCTTCGGGTGAAGACCTGTCTTTGCGTGGGAGACTTGGGAACAAGCGCGGGTATGGAGCTCAACTCACAGTTACTCCAAGTTTCGGTCGCCCCAAGATTAGGGCCATCAAGATTACGGGTGCGCTTCAGAATGGCGGAACCGTCTCTGCTGAATAATGGGCATCATCAAAAAGGGATATACGTTCTCTGATCGGAACGAGGACTGGGCTAGCCGCAAGGCTACGGCCATGCGTCTCAACAAGCTGATAGATGAGGCTGTGTGGGACGGTGCGACCAACTCAGATGGCTATGCTCCAGACGATGGGATTACGCCTAACGATCCTACTGGTCTAAGCTACACATCTGGCGTTGAGTCCATCAATCTAAGCTGGAGTTGGGTGCAGAACACCCAGCCTCTCAAGACTTGGATTTACGAGAGCGCAACTACCACGCTTCCCGCCACCCCTTCTTTTTACGTTGGTCAGGACCAGAGGACGTTCTTTCGTGAGAACTTGGTGGCAGGAACCACCCGTTACTACTGGATTAAGGTGGAGGCTAGGAATGGTCGGTTTTCCAATGTGGTTGGACCTTTGGCCGCAACTGTAGCCACTTGGCCTGTTACGGACACCATCACCACCAATCTAGCCAAAAAGATTACTAGGTCGGCAACCCAGCCGGTTAGTCCTAATGATGGAGATGTCTGGATAAACACATCGGACAACAACATCCTCTATCGCTGGAATTCTGGTACGTCTACTTGGGAGCCCTATCCAGACAAGCGAGTGGACAGCATTGCGGATGAGTATGTGTTGATGGTGACGCCTACTGGTGCTGGTCCAAGCCAGCGCATCCTAGGCTTCAGGGCAACGAATGCTGATGGCGGGAAGGTGATTTCCGTGGCAAGCAGGAGTGCAAACGTAGTTACAATCACTACGGCTACGGCACACGGCTACACCACGGGTAATCTGGTTAGCATGACTGGGTTGAGTTATGCCACAACCAATCCCAATGGAACCTACATCATCACTAGCACGGGAAGCACTACGTTCACCTACAATCTACCTTCTGGTTCATCAACCGAGAACTATGGCGTTACCAACGCTTATGCGGCTAAGGGTACTGAGTTTATAGTTCAGGCTGATTACTTCTCAATCATCAATTCTGACGGAACCGCTCAGGAGTCTCCGTTTACGGTTAGCGGAACTACCGTTTACATCAAGGACGCGCTGATTCAGAACGTAGCTGCAAACAAGATTACGGCAGGAACTATCACCAGCCAATCATTAACCATTTCAGATGGAATCACGCCGGGGTCGGGAATAATTCAGTCGTCTGGATTTGTTTCAGGTTCGTCCGGTTGGCAAATAAAAGGAAGTGGCGACGCCGAGTTTAATAGCCTCACCGTCCGCAATGGCATACTAAACACTCCTCGCATTACTGGTGCTGGGTCTAATGGCTGGCTGAAGTTGGATGGTCAGAGCCTCATCTCTTCTACCACTACCGACGGAAGTGATATATCAATCATCCGAGCAAACGGAGGCGGTGGAGACGGGGATACCCGTGGAGGTCAGATTGACCTTCTTGGCAACGAGTACACGACGGTAGCGGGGTACAACGGGTCTGTTCTCCTGACGCCGGGCAACGTAACCAATGGCACCGTCAGACTTCGCAGCAAAGGAGGGAGTGACAGGCTCATTGTAAGGGACGATGGTGACGTTAAGGTCACTCCACTCACCGGCCTGTTCGTCGAGGGAACTAACGGAGGCGGAATCGTTAAATGCTACCACTATGCCGGAACGCCCAACTTTGACGCCCATAGCGCAGACGGCTCGCCTTCGTCCCCAACCGCAGTTCCAAGCGGACGCATAGCGGCGTTCAAGTTTACTGGATATGATGGCTCAAGCTGGACCACTAATGCTCAGATAAGGCTGAGAACGTCTCAGGCTTGGACGGCT